GTAGCAGGACCAATTAAAATAAACTCTTTTTATAGATCCCCAGGATTGAATACAGCTATTGGCGGCAGTAATTCAAGCCAGCATTGTCAAGGACGAGCTATGGATATAGACGATACCTTTGGGCACAAGACAAACGCAGAAATGTTTAATTACATCAAAGAAAACTTAAACTTTGATCAGATTATTTGGGAATTTGGAAACGACAAGAACCCGGACTGGGTACATGTTAGTTATGTGTCAGAATCAGAGAATAGAGGAAGAGCTTTACTTGTTAAGAAAGTAAAAGGAAAGAATACTTATCAAGTTGTATGAGTAAACCAAAGAAAAAATTTGGACAAACAACTGTCGGAAAGCTTCTAAAAGGAGCGGTAGGATTAATTAACCCAGCCCTAGGAAGCCTAATCCAAGGAGAGATGTCTGTAGAGCAGGTAGTGTCTTCTATTAAAAATTCTGACGTACCACCTGAAGATAAGATAAAAGCGCAAGAGATGGTCTTAGAAGCCTATCAGGCGGAAGTAGAAGATAGAGCAAGCGCTAGACAAAGAGAGATGGCTGCATTGTCCTCTGGATCAGAAGACATACTATTTAAAACAGTAGGATGGGGAATAACATTGTGTTTTGTAGGCGTTATAGCTGGAGCCATAGGGCTTTGGCAGATACCGGAAGAGTCACAGCGATTATTTGACATGGCATTTGGTGCGGTAGTTGCTGCATTTACACAAGTCATTGGATATTACTTTGGATCTTCAGTAGGAAGTAAGCAAAAAACAAACTTAATGAACGGTAAAGGTTTTAGAGATTAATCAATCGTGTAGCTGCCTTCAAATAATTTGTATCTTTATCTTTTAATTAAATCAAATTTAATGGATATAAGAAAAATATCTGTAGGCCCTGACTATAAGTCTGGAGCAATGCACTATCTAGCAGGTCAAGATGTTTTAGGAGGGTAATATAAAATTCATTTATTACAACACGACAATACTAATGACTCTTTTAAGATATGGATAGAGCGAGATGATGAGGTTATTTTGTGGAAGGAATTTAAATCTAATATTCCAGTATCTGTAGAATATAATATTAATTTTTAATGAAGGCACCTAAAGAGTTTATCGTAGAACCTTTTGAAGGTGGGCGTTATAAAAACACGAAAAATATATCGGGTGTAGATTTTGTTACTAGTACCTCAGAAGAAAACCATCAAGCATCCAATAGAGTTGCTAATGTAGTGGCGACACCTTTAAATTATAAAGGTCCAATAGAGGTTGGTGACAAATTGATTGTACACCATAATGTCTTTAAGTTTTATAACGACATGAAAGGAAGAAGACGAAGTGGAAAAAGTTATTTAAAAGATAATTTGTTCTTAGTTGATAATGATCAGTTTTATATGTACAAACAAAAAGGTAAATGGCATAGCCATGATAGATATTGTTTTGTTGAGCCTATAGCCAAAGAAGACTCATTTCTATTTAAGAGGTTTACAGAAGAACCTTTAATGGGGAAGATGAAGTATCCAAATGAATATTTATTATCTAAAGGAGTAATGCCTGGAAGTAAAGTTAGTTTTAAACCAGATAGTGAATATGAGTTTGAAATTAATGGAAAGAAATTGTATAGAATGTTTGATCATCAAATAACATTATTATTATGAGTTCTGATATACAAAAACTACAAATAATAGAAGCTGCTAAAAAAGCAGTAGCGCAACTAATAAAAGTTGCAGAAGAAAAAATTATAAAGCCAGATCCAGAAGATGAGTTAGCTGCAGACAGATTAAAAAACGCTGCCGCTACAAAAAAATTAGCCATCTTCGATGCGTTTGAGATATTAAATAAAATAGACTCAGAGCAGGAAAAATTAAACATGGCAGCTAATAACACAAAACCACGAACAAATCAAGGCTTTGCTGAAAGAAGATCAAAATAAATTATACAAGGAAGTTAAAAACTATATTCCTGGAACTGTCATTGGAAACAAAAACAATGCTAACACTTGGATATATGGATATAATGAAAAATATGATTTTGTTAATATATCTAAAAATGGAGCAATTGGATCTATAGTAAATATAAATGGTTTACATATTGGGCTTCCAAAGCAACCTAAAGAAATATATAAACGCAATGAAGAAAAAACAAATCAGTATTGGGAAAGAGACTTGATACCTAAAGAGCTCAGTCATATTTCTTCAATCTTTCAGTGGAACGATTCGCCTTCAGGGTTTAAAGACAAGTGGGTAAATTATATAGAAAAAGAATTTGATAAAAGAGAGTTAGGATACTGGTTTTCTAATAAAGGAGTACCTACATACATAACGGGATCTCATTATATGTATCTTCAATGGACTAGTATTGATGTTGGATATCCAGACTTTAGAGAAGCCAATCGCATATTTTTTATTTATTGGGAAGCGTGCAAGGCAGACAAGAGATGTTTCGGATTAGATTATCTTAAGATAAGAAGATCAGGGTTTTCTTTTATGGGTTCCTCAGAGTGCGTAAACACAGGGACTCTAGCAAAAGACGCAAGGGTTGGAATACTTTCGAAGACTGGATCAGATGCTAAGAAAATGTTTACCGATAAGGTTGTTCCTATCGCCAATAGACTTCCTTTCTTTTTTAAACCCATACAAGATGGTATGGATAAACCTAAAACAGAATTAGCTTTTAGAATACCAGCGTCTAAGATTACCAAAAAAAACATGTATGATACAGTTGCTGACGAACTGTATGGCTTAGACACTACAATAGATTGGAAGAACACAGACGAAAACTCCTATGATGGTGAAAAGTTATTGCTATTAGTTCACGATGAAAGTGGTAAGTGGATAAAGCCTAACAATATATTAAATAACTGGAGGGTAACTAAGACATGTTTAAGGTTAGGGAGTAAAATCATAGGCAAGTGCATGATGGGGTCTACTTCAAATGCCTTAAGTAAGGGAGGAGCAAATTTTAAAAAGCTATTCGAAGACTCTGATATTTCTTCACGTAACGCTAATGGTCAAACTAAAAGCGGAATGTATTCTTTGTTTATTCCTATGGAATGGAACATGGAGGGGTTTATAGACAAATATGGTATGCCCGTTTTTTATACTCCTAAAAAGCCAGTGTTAGGAGTAGACAACGAAATGATTACTAATGGAGCAATTGACTATTGGCAAGCAGAGGTAGATTCTTTAAAGAAAGACGCTGATGCTTTAAATGAATTTTATAGACAATTTCCACGAACACACTCACATGCGTTTAGAGATGAAAGCAAATCTTCATTATTTAATTTAACAAAAATATATCAACAAATAGATTATAACGATTCATTAATAACAGAACGACATGTTACTCGTGGAAAGTTTTATTGGAAAGATGGAGTTAAGGACACCGAAGTTATATTTTCTCCAGATCCAAAAGGTAGGTTTAATGTGTCATGGACTCCAAACAAAAATTTAAAAAACATAATGCATACTAAGAACGGAGTTAATTATCCTTTAAACGAGCATATCGGAGCTTTTGGATGTGACTCTTATGATATATCAGGAACTGTAGGAAACAGAGGGTCCAACGGAGCGTTACATGGTTTAACGAAGTTCAGTATGGAGCAAGCGCCTAGCAATGAGTTCTTTTTAGAATATGTAGCTAGACCTCAAACAGCAGAGATATTTTTTGAGGAAGTATTAATGGCTTGTATTTTTTATAGTATGCCGATTTTAATCGAGAACAACAAGCCTAGGCTTTTATATCATTTTAAAAACAGGGGGTATCGAGGTTATTGCATGAATAGACCAGACAGAAACTTTAACAAATTATCTAAAACTGAAAAAGAACTTGGTGGAATCCCCAATACCTCCGAGGACGTTAAGCAGTCTCATGCAGCAGCTATTGAATCTTATATAGAAAAACACATTGGATTAGACTTACAAGGAATATATAGAGACGCAACCTCAATGGGATCTATGCATTTTACAAGAACATTAGAAGAGTGGTCAAGGTTTGATATAAACAACAGAACAAAATTTGATGCAAGTATTAGCTCTGGACTTGCCATTATGGCAAATCAAAAAAACCTATATTTACCTGTACAAAAACAATCGAAAATAAGTATTAACTTTGCTAAATATACTAATAGTGGAAATTATAGCGAATTAATTAGATGAAAGAAGTTAACATAAACATTTCATCTGTAGGTTTTCCGAGTCAATTTGCATCTGACGCAGAAAAAGCGACTGATGAATTTGGTCTACAGATTGGGCAGGCAATACAATACGAATGGTTTAGGAAAGATTCAGGTGGCTGTAGATACTATAGTCAATGGAGGGATTTTAATAGATTAAGGTTGTATGCTAGAGGAGAGCAATCTATAGCTAAATATAAGAATGAACTTGCAGTTGACGGAGATCTGTCATATTTAAATCTAGACTGGACTCCTGTTCCAATACTTCCTAAATTTGTTGACGTTGACGTAAATGGCATGTCAGAAAGAATTTTAAAAGTTAAAGCCTATGCGCAAGATGCTCTGTCTCAAGCCAAGAGAAGTAAGTATCAAGATATGATAGAAGGGCAAATGGCAGCAAAACCTGTTCTTTCTGAAATAAAAGACCAAACAGGATTTGATCCTTTTGTTATGGACCCTGATGAACTTCCTCCATCTGACGAAGAACTTTCTCTATACATGAATCTTAACTATAAACCAGCTATTGAGATTGCAGAAGAAGAGGCGATAGATACGATGTTTGCAGAAAATCATTATGAAGACACTCGTAAACGTATTGACTATGATCAAATGGTCATCGGTGTAGGGATGGCGAAACATGAGTTCCTTCCAGGAGCAGGAGTAAAAGTTTCATATGTTGACCCTGCTAACGTGGTATACAGTTATACTGAAAATCCGCATTTTAAAGATTGTTTTTATTGGGGAGAAATAAAGACAGTTTCAATGACTGAACTTGTTAAGATCGACACTGATATTACTAAAGAAGATATGGAGAAAATATCTAAGTATAGTCAAAGTTGGTATGATTATTTTAATACAGCTCAGTTTTATGAAAATGATATGTTTTATAGAGATACTTGTACATTAATGTACTTCAACTATAAGACAACAAAAAAAATAGTTTATAAAAAGAAAAAATTAGAAAACGGAGCTTCAAAAATGATTGAGAAGGATGATACTTTTAATCCTCCAGATGAAATGATAGAAGAAGGAAACTTCGAAAAAATAGAAAAAACAATAGACGTTTGGTATGATGGAGTAATGGTTATGGGAACTAATATTATTCTTAAATGGGAGCTTGCAGAAAACATGGTTCGTCCTAAATCAGCATCTCAATTTGCAATACCTAATTACGTAGCATGTGCTCCTAGAATGTACAAAGGAGTTATAGAGTCTTTAGTAAGAAGGATGATTCCTTTTGCAGACCTTATACAAATGACACATTTAAAATTACAACAAGTAATTTCTAGAGTTGTGCCGGATGGGGTATATATTGACGCAGATGGTTTAAGTGAAGTAGACTTAGGGAATGGAGAAGCATATAATCCTGAAGACGCGCTGCGTTTGTATTTTCAAACAGGTAGTGTTATTGGGAGAAGTTATACTCAAGAAGGAGAATACAATCAGGGAAAGGTTCCTATAAAACAATTGACCTCTAATTCTGGAGCTTCAAAAACACAGATGTTGATTGCTAACTATAATCACTACTTAGACATGATTCGATCTGTAACGGGATTAAATGAAGCCCGCGACGGATCAGCACCAAATCCAGATGCATTAGTGGGGGTACAAAAACTAGCGGCCTTAAGCTCTAATACAGCTACCCGCCATATATTAGACGGAAGTCTTTACATATATCGTACGTTAGCCGAAGCGTTAACATATAGGGTGGCTGATATTTTAGAGTACTCTGACTTTAAAGATGACTTTATAAATAAAATTGGAAAGTATAATGTAAGTATCTTAGGAGAAATCTCAGAACTTTATATTTATGACTTTGGTGTCTTTATAGAGCTATCTCCAGATGAAGAGCAAAAAGCGATGCTAGAGCAAAACATTCAAATGGCTTTATCAAAAGGAGATATAAACCTGGAAGACGCAATAGATATTAGAGAAATAAGAAATTTAAAACTTGCCAATCAACTTTTAAAAGTTAAACGTAAGGCAAAGCAGGAGCAAGACGATCAGAGAGAAATGCAGAAACAATCTATGATGTCTCAGCAACAATTAAAGTCTCAAGAAATGTCTGCTAATCTTATTATTCAGAAAATTGAATTAGAAACTCAAGCTCAAATAAAAGTAAAACAAGCAGAGATAGCTTTTGAAATAGAAAAACAAAACAACGAAGCTCAGTTAAAGTCAACTTTAATGAAACAAGAGTTTGCTTACAATCAACAACTTAGAGGTATGTCGGAAGAAGCTTTATCTTCTAGAGAGGGAAGCCGTGAAGATGCAAAAAAAGGAAGAATAAGTCAGCAGAACACAGAGCAATCTCAATTAATAAATCAACGAAAAAACAATTTACCGCCAAAAAACTTTGAGTCTAATGAAGATTCAATGGACGGGTTCGACTTAGCGGAGTTTGATCCAAGGTAGAAAAAAGTAAATTGGATTTTTGTGTAATTTTGTAATAAATCAAATTAAATCAAATGGATATCAAAGTAAGAGAAGTAACAGATGCTGTAGAAAAGTCTAAACAAGAAATTGAACAAGACTTATTAACCAAGCACGAGAACGAACAAGAAAGCGAAAACAAAGATCCTCAACAAGAAATTGTTTTTAAAGATGTTAGTTCACAAGAAGGAGAGGTTAAGGAAAAAGAAATTGAAGAAAAGCTAGATGCGCAAGTAACAGAGCCTTTAGAAAAAGAAATTTCTGAATTAAAAGAAGAAGATGTTCTTTCATTTATTGGAAAAAGATATGGAAAAGAAATTAATTCTATTGATGAATTAATTAGTAAGCGTGAAGAGTCCGAAGAATTACCCGAGGATGTCGCGGCTTACTTTAAATATAAAAAAGAAACAGGAAGAAGTTTAGAAGACTATGTAAAGTTACAGAAAGATTTTTCTACAATGAACCCTGACTCTATGCTAAAAGAGTATTTGACTTTAACTGAGGAAGGTTTAGATCCTGAAGACATTGATTCTATTATGGAAGACTATGTTTATGATGAGGAGGTAGATGATGATTCAGTTATTAAAAAAACAAAGTTAGCAAAGAAAAAAATTATTGCTAAAGCTAAAAGATTCTTTAACGAACAGCAGGAACTGTATAAGCAGCCTCTTGAGTCAAGGGAACGTTCAGCCTCTCAAAATGAAGAATTTGAATCTTACAAGCAATATGTGAATGAAGCTAAGACAAATGAAGAAGAAAGTAATCGCAAATCAAAATGGTTTCGTCAGAAAAGTGACGAGGTCTTTGGTTCTGAATTTAAAGGTTTTAAATTTAAGATAGATGATAGTGAGATTATTTATTCTCCAGGAAATGCTTCTGAGTTGAATAAGCAACAAGCCACTCCTATGAACTTTATAAGTAAGTTTTTAGATGATGGGGGAATGCTTAAAGACGCAGAGGGATACCATCGTTCTTTAGCTATGGCAATGAATCCTGAAAAGTTTGCTCAGTTCTTTTATGAACAAGGCAAATCTAATGCAACTGAAGATGTTATACGTAAAACAAAGAATATAAATATGACTGAGCGTACAGCACCAGAGGTTTCAACAAAAGGAGGGTTTCAAGTCAAATCTGTTTCTCAACCTTCAAGTAGAGGGCTAAGAATCAAAAGTATAAATAGAACTTAATATAAATTTAAATAAAAATTATTATGGCTGGACAAGTTAAAATAAACCCAACGTTTGCGTTGACTCCGAGTGCCGAAAGGACTCCGACAACCGAAAACTACATAACAAACTTTGACTTTTTAAATCAGTATCTACCGGATACTTACGAGAAAGAATTTGAGCGTTATGGAAATAGAACAATCTCTTCATTCCTGCGTATGGTAGGAGCTGAGATGCCTACTAATTCTGACCTTATCAAATGGGCAGAACAAGGTAGATTACACACTAAATACACTCAAGTAGGATCTGTTGCAGCAGCTGCAGCTCCAAATGCTACATTTCAAATAAATGATGTACTAGACCCAACTAATGCTGATCAAGTAGTTCGTATTGGACAGACAGTAGCTATTGTACAAAACAATGGGGGTGGAATGAATAAAGCAGTGGTTACGGCTACAACTGCTAGAGGTGCAGCTAATGGACAAGGATCGTTTACATGTTCTTTCTATGAAGCAGGAGGGTTAATTGCCGCAGGTACTGCAGCTGCAAACTCTGATGTTACTGTGTTTATTTATGGATCAGAATTTAGAAAAGGATCTGGTGGTATGGTTGGTTCAACTGAAGCTAATGACTTCATCTTTGACAACAAGCCTATTATCTTAAAAGACACTTATACAGTATCTGGATCGGATATGGCACAAATTGGATGGGTAGAGATTACTACTGAAGACGGTGGAACAGGATACTTATGGTACCTAAAATCTGAGCATGAAACAAGACTACGTTTTGATGACTACTTAGAAACGGCAATGATAGAAGCTGTACCTGCTGAAGTAGGTTCAGGAGCTGCTACAGCTGCTGTGCTAGGAAACGGAACTGCTGTTGCAAACGCTCCAACAGGTGCGGGATCAGACGGTATCTTTTATGTTGTACAACAAAGAGGTAATATTTGGGACGGTGGAAACCCAACAGTATTAGCTGATTTTGATAATGTAATTAGTAGACTAGATAAGCAAGGGGCAATTGAAGAAAACGTATTATTCGTTGATCGTCAATTTGCTTTTGATATTGATGATATGTTAGCTGCACAAAACTCTTACGGAGCGGGTGGTACTTCATATGGTCTTTTTGACAATGACGAAGAGGTGGCGTTAAATTTAGGTTTCACAGGATTTAGAAGAGGTTACGACTTCTATAAGTCTGACTGGAAATACTTAAATGACCCAACTATGAGAGGTGGACTTCCAACAGGAGCAGGATCAGGACGTGTAAACGGACTACTTGTACCAGCTGGATCAACTAGTGTTTACGACCAAGTACTTGGTAAAAACGCTAAGAGACCTTTCTTACATGTTAGATATAGAGCTTCTGAAACAGAAGACAGACGTTACAAAACTTGGATTACTGGTTCTGCCGGTGGTGCAGCTACTAGTGATGTGGATAACATGCAAGTAAACTTCTTGTCAGAAAGAGCTGTTTGTACTTTAGGTGCTAACAACTTCTTTATCTTCCAAGAGTAATAGAGTGAATTTAATGGGGGTATAAAAGCCCCCATTATTATTATAAATTTTAAATTAAATCTAATAAAATGAAAAATACTGAAAGGTATGTCTCTAAGGCGTACAAATTAACAGGAGATGCTGCTCCTTTATCTTTAACCCTAGCTTCAAGACACACAAAAAGATTTCCTCTTTTATGGTTTGATGAACAAAAGGGAATTAATAAACCTTTAAGATATGCTAGAAATCAAAACTCTCCATTTCAGGATGAGCAAGATGATAATGATGTTTTAGAACCTGTAGTTTTTATAGACGGGTTTTTAACAGTACCAAAAAATAATCAAGTACTTCAAAAGTTTTTACATTTTCACCCTGGTAATGGAAGAATATTTGTAGAAATAAATAAAGCTAAGGAAGCTGCTCAAGTTGTAGAAGAATTAAATACAGAAGTAGATGCTTTGATAGAAGCAAGACAGCTTTCGTTAGAGGAAGTAGAAAACATATCACGAGTATTATTTCAAAAAGATATCTCACTAACTTCCACTGACGAGCTTAAAAGAGATATACTTGTTTTTGCTAAACAACAACCTCAAGACTTTTTATTATTATTAAAAGACCCTATGCTTAAGTTAAACGCAACAGTCCAAGGATTCTTTGATAAAAATATTATACAGTTAAGAAATGGTGAAAAAGAAATATGGTTTAATACCCCTTCTAATAAAAAGAAAATGTTAAATATCCCTTACGGAGAAGACGCTATTTATATGGCGGTCTCATTTTTTCAAGGAGAAGATGGTGTTGAGATGTTAAAACATTTAAGCGGATTGGCAAAAAATGTATAATAATATTTAGTATATTTAAATAAGAATATTTTTTCTTCGAGAGGAAAATCTGTTTTTTCATAGTAGTAGCCCTTATTCCGCAATAAGGGCTATTTTATTTATTGTATCTTTATGATGAGAATATTCTCAAATAACACATAAATTTTTTGAAAGATGATTAAATTTCTTTATGTATCAAAAGCGCCAATCACAGGCCAATTGATTAGTGTAAATGGTATTAAAAACATTGGAACAGCTTCCGCGACAGCAACTACTGTTACTATCGATTATGTTGATGGAACTACAACCACAGTAACTACTGCGGCTCAGGTTGCGCATGATGTTTATAATGCTATTCTAAATGGAGTTAAAAGTGCTTCATCTACCTCTTGGACAAATCCCTATTACGATTTAGAGATTCCAAAAGCAGTTACAAGTATTGTTAACGCATAATTATTCTAACAACACATTATTTAAAGAGGGGTCAACAAAAATTGACCTCTTTTTTTTTTGCTTATCTTTGTAAAAAGAATACCAATGATAAACTCTGTTCGAAATACTGTTTTGGCAATCTTAAACAAGAACAACTATGGGTATATCTCTCCAGGAGATTTTAATCTATATGCTAAACAGGCGCAGTTAGATATATTTGACGATTATTTTTATCAATACAATCAATTAATAAATCAAGAAAACGCAAGGTTATCAGGTACAGGATATGCAGATGTTGCTAAAGGATATGAAGAAGTAATTGATATTTTTTCTGTTACTAATACTTTAGCGCAAAGCACATTAAACCAGTATTTTTTACCATCACAGCTTACAACTAATGACGATTACTATTTGATAAATAAAGTGTTATGTTTTTCTGGCGGTATAAGACAGGGCGAGGCAGAAAAAGTTTCTAATAGTAAAATAACAATGTTACTTGATTCTAACTTAACGGGACCAAATCAGTTCTTTCCTGCATATAGCCTACAAGGATCAATAATAACAATATACCCTTCTACATTTAATGGAGCTACCGATATTCAAGCGCAATATATTAGATATCCTAAAGAGCCAAAATGGACTTATATTAATGTGGCTAGTGGAGACCCTGCTTTTAATCAAAGTGCAGCAGACTTCCAAGACTTTGAATTGTCTCCGGACGATGAAACTTCATTGGTTTTTAAAATACTTCAATACGCAGGGATGTCAATAAGAGATCTTGACGCTGCAAGATTTGTAGCAGATCAAGAAATACAAGAAGAACAAAAAGAAAACTAATGGCATACTTAAACCAGTTACAATATTACACCAACAACGGGCAAGCTCCAACCGACGCTAATTGGGGGTCTTATCAGTATGTTTCTTTAGTAAATATCGTTAATAATTTTATGTTAATGTATGCAGGGAATCATTCTTTAATAAATAATGAAGAGAGATATAAAGTTTTGTTTCATACTAAAAGAGGTATACAAGAATTAAATTATGATGCCTTTAAAGAAATTAAAGCTTTAGAGTTAAAAGTCTTTGATAACTTAGTATTTACATTGCCTTCTGATTATGTTAATTGGGTAAGAATATCTTTATTTAAAGATGGATATTTAAGACCCTTAACAGAAAACATACAAGTAAACTCTGCCGCTTCATACTTGCAAGGTTCAACAGGAACACTAAGTTTCAATGCAAATGGAACGGTGGTATCAGCTCAATCTACTTTAGATGCTCAAAGAATCAACGGTTCACAAAAAAGCATTTACTTAAATAAAGACAATACAAATAATAGTTCAGCTCCTATAAATGCAGACAACCCAGATGGATGGAGAGATTATAACATAGGAACTAGATATGGTCTAAATACAGAAACGGCAAACTTCAATCCTACATTTAGAATAGACAAAAAAGCAGGAGTAATTAATTTTGATTCAACCATGTCAGGACAACAGTGTGTGTTAGAGTATATTTCAGACGGTATGGAAGGAGGAAACGATGCCGCGGTTAGCTTAAATAAAATGTTTGAGGAATACATTTATGCATACGTTAAATTTTCAATGTTAAAAAGTAAATTTGGAGTACAAGAGTATATCATAAATAGAGCTAGAAAAGATAAAAGTTCTTTGTTAAGAAATGCAAAAATTAGAATAAGTAATATCCATCCAGGTAGATTATTAATGAATCTAAGAGGAGAAGATAAATGGATTAAATAAAATGGCAAACATTCAAAGGAATTTTATTACTGGAAGAATGAACAAGTCTCTAGATGAAAGACTCGTTCCTAACGGAGAGTATGTTGACGCATTAAATGTTCGATTGGGATCTACTGAAGATTCAGAAATTGGATCAGTAGAAAATTCTAAAGGAAACACTAAGATTACTTCTTTACAGTATGAAGAGACTGGAAGTATAAGTGGAGCTCAATTATTAAGCTCACAAGCAAGGTGTTTAGGGGTTTATCAAGACGGAGGTAATGATCGAATATACTGGTTTGTACATGATCCGGCTTTTACAATTGGAGCAACCGGCAAGCTGGATCTAATAGTATCTTTAAATCCAACTACAGGTAACTTAGCTTATCACGTTATAAGTATTGATGATGGATCAGGAGCTAATACCACTTTAAATTTTAATCTTACTAATTTAATAACGGCAGTAGATAAAATAGGAGATTTAATATTCTTTACTGACAACCTTAACCCTCCAAGGGTAATAAATATACTACAAAATTACCCTAATCCAAATTTTAATATAGATCTAATAACAGCTGAAGAGTTGATGGTTATTAAAAAACCACCAACGTCAGCTCCTTCTATAACTTTAAAAGCTAAAGGCGTACAAAGAGATGATTACTTAGAGACAAGATTTATATGTTTTGCATATAGATATCAATATACTAATGGAGAATTTTCAGCAACTTCTCAGTGGTCTGAACCTGCATTTGACCCTGACCAATACCGATATGATTTTGCAAGTAATTTAAATGAGGGAATGCTTAACACCATTACAGGTGTTGACGTTCTATTTAATTCTGGAAGTTCTTTAGTTACCGCTATAGAAGTGCTTTATAAAGAAAGCACTTATAATGTAATTAAGATAGTAGAAAAATTAATAAAAAATCAGCAAGGGTATGCTAATAATACTAATTATACGTATGACTTTGGCAACAGCAAAATATTCACGGTATTACCGTCAACTGAACTTTTAAGACAATACGATAATGTTCCATTAGTCGCAAGATCTCAAACAATAATGGGAAACAGGTTAATGTATGGTAATTATGTAGAGGGATACGACTTAAAAGACGTATACCAAAATCCTTTAAAACTAGAGTTTGTGGCTAATCTAGTAAACAGCGAAGCCACGACTACTGCTTTAGACAAGGAGATTAAAATTGGAACGTATCAATATAGTCCAACAGGAACAACTGTTATTGTTAATGATTCAATAATGGAAATTAATTTTGCAAATATAATAACGCCTGACCAACTAAAAGCTACTTCTACTTTAAGCATAGACTTTACTTTTGAACACTCAAATTATGATCCAACTGCAGGAGAACCCACAACAAAGACCTCTAATATTGACGTTCAGTTTAGTTATAGTCTGCCGCAAGATTTTAGTTCATTTTCTGAATTGTTTGATAGTATAGGATTTAAAGAAGCGATTGGAACTACAACTAATATCAAGCCAGTGTATGCTGCGTCCGGAGACACTTCGTGTGACGGGTTTACACTTACTGATAATATAAATTGTTTTATTCCTAATACTCAAACAACGCCCTCTGGAACGGTAACTAAGTTTGCAAGTGGTATAGACGGTTCTGGAGACCCTGTAAAAATCGTAGGAAACACTCCGTCTAGCAGAAGCCTTCAGCTACAAATGCCTGCTATGAGGTATGTTGTAGATCCAGCAAATCCAGGTGCGAGTACAGATGGTTTTTGGGAGTACTATAAAATACTATCTGTAAGTGCTACTTTTTCAACTGTAGGAGTGCCAAGAAGCTTACACAGTAATAGAGGGTATGAGGTCGGAATAGTTTATATGGATGAGTTTTTAAGATCATCTACTGCTCTTGTTAGTAGAAACAATACCATTCAAACTACATGCGCTAATTCTGCTACTATAAATCAAATCCAGGTTGATATACCGTGGACGCAAAGAGCTCCATTTTGGGCTAAGTTTTATAAGTTTGTTATTAAGCCTGATCAATCTACATACGAAACTATATTTTCAGAAACGTTTTTTAAAGACCCTAAATCCAATAGTGTATTCTTTTTACTTGAAGGAGAAAATGCAGCTAAAGTAGAGGCGGGTCAACAGCTTTTAGTTAAAAGAGATAGTGGAGGTGCTGTAGAGAGATGTATTACTGCTACTGTAATTGACAAGCAAGTAAAAGGTATAGAGTTTTTAAAAATACTAAACCCTTTAGATCCTGGAACTGCAGCAGAGCCTATCTATATTAATGTTCCAGCTGGTCCTTATATGGAAATGGTTCCTAATGGTTTTAATATAACTTCTAATGAGGAAACGGGAGGAAATTTAGTGGCGTTTGCAGCTAAAACAATAACGTTCCCAAGATATGACAAAACAAGTGGGTGGCCTATAGGTCAAGCTAGGGTAAATGTTCCCAACCCCGCAAAAACTGCTTTTGTTGATTATACTATTCCTGTAAATAGTGTAATAACAATTACTATAAAACAATATAGAGGCGGAGCTAGTGGAGGATTCTTATCTAGATGTGAATCAAGAGAAAACATATATACCTCTCCAGAGTTAATTGCATCAACTAATTACGATAATTTCAAATTATGGTTTGATGGAGATAATATATTTGAGTATATAAAAGAAAATACTAAAACTGATAATGGAGACGGCTCTATTACGGAATCTTTTTATAACAATGTGATTTTAACAGATGCGGCTATTACCCCTATTGAAACAGTAACAACAGCTCAGTTTCCTGTAGCTAACACCCCTTTAAGTGCAGCATCTCAAACTCCTAATTCGGCTAACTACTTTCAGTTTTATAGAAGTACAGGCGATAATTCTTTTTGGCTTTTATCAAGTGGTCCTCAAAGTTGTAGATCTTTTTCGAGTATAGGGGGTCATTCTTCAAATGTCGAAATTGAAATAACTGTAGAAAGAGCTAATTCAGGAGGTGTTGTTGCTTTTGAAAGCGTTCCAGGAGAAGCTCTTCCGGATGTGTGGTATGAAAACGAAAAGTCTTTTTCGGTAAACAGTTTAGGAGAACACACTTCTAATTTTAGAAATCAAAGTATTCAGCGCCAAGAAAACGCCTTAGTAAATACAGGGTTTTTTGATTGTTTTACTTTTGGAAATGGAGTAGAAAGTTATACCGTTAGAGACTCAATTAAAGGTAAAGCTTTTGCTCTAGGAAATAGAGTAACAACTACCTCGGGAGAAGAATATAAACAAGCGCATAGATTTGCAGATTTAACATACAGTGGCATATTTAATGACGAGTCTAATGTAAATAAGCTAAACGAATTTAATTTAGGATTATCAAACTTTAAACCTCTGGAGAGTAGTTTTGCATCTATTCAGGTAATATTTGCTAGAGAAACAGACATACTAGTATTACAAGAGGATAGAATATCTTACGTATTAGCCGGTAAAGACTTGTTATCTGATGCTGGAGGAACAGGCGCTTTGACCTCAGTACCTACCGTTCTGGGTCAGCAAATAGCTAGACTTGAGGAGTACGGTATAAGCAGAAACCCTGAGAGTTTTGCGACGTATGGAGAAAATAAATTTTTTACAGACGAACAAAGAGGAGCGGTAATTCAATTAAAGGGAGGCGCATATAATAATGAGTCTTTGACTGTGATTTCTGAGGAGGGAATGCGAGGGTGGTTTAGAGATCTATTTCATTCTAACTTCAATTCACAAAAATTAGGAGGATTTGATCCATACATGAATGAATATGTATTGTCAGCTAATGAAACTAAGCTTCCGTTTGTTGGTGATTGTGATTTGTGTGGTACGTCCAGAAATATTACTTTGGCTCCTGGTGCAGAATCTAATTATTGTGTTAATGTCACCCAAGAGGTAGGAACAGTTGATATAGAGTATGCTTTTCCAAGTGGCGGTAATAATACCTTAATAACGGAGGATGGAACCGGAACACTTGATGAAATTTTATTTGCTGAAACAGGATCGGTAGCAGCAAACGGTGGAACCTTAGTAACCGAAGACAGCACCTCAAACAATGGCTATACCATTACTGTTTTATATAACGGTAATACTTTTACTACAGGAGAAGTATTTGTAAACGGTATTCTTTCAATAGATAAAAACTCTGTATTTGCCGAGACCTTAACTGTCATTGTATCTTCTAACAGTATAGTGACCGATACTATTGAAGTAACAACTGACTGTCCAAGGGCAGATGAAATAACTATAATTCAAGTTGGAATAACAACTAACGCTGATACTGGCAAGTTTATACACAATGAATATAGATGGGTAGATGGACAGTTTGAGTCTCCTTTACATACTAAACTTATGGAGTTTAGTTTAGGGACAGAATCCCCAATAGAATCGCAATTTGAAAAACTAACAGGTTCGCAGGGTGCGGGAGTTATTCCTGATGAGGCAGCAACCGTAAGTATTATAAGTAATAAGTTTGATTTTGATGATTATGACTTTGTAGCTAACACCAACAGCTTTAGATTTATTAGAACAGCAACGTTTTATGGAGACACTCAGGCAGATCTTTTAAGTTTATTAGCTGCGTCTACTAAAATAACTCCTTTAATAACTGTTAATTCAAATTCAGGAGAATTTTCTTCAGACTTTATAATGCCTACTGGAAATACAAATGATAACTTATATTTAATTTATGACTATAGAAATGCTACAGAAATACAATTATGTTTTTCTACTGTAGATCTTAATGATGTATGTTGTAATTGTGCTGTAGATGTGGTTCCGATTCCAATTACTCCTGCACCAACAGACCCAGGGTGTAATCAGTATACCTTATCTGCTGTAAGTTCATCAAATTCATATGAAGTTTTTGGAAGAACAGGCGGAGGTACATTTACGTTTACAGGTCAACAGGGGGGCGCTGTTCCGACACGAACATTGGGGCCTAATGAAGAAGTAAGTGTTTGTGCTCAAACAGGAAGCATTGTAGCTACAGGCGATGTAGAAGCAATTATTGGACTACCGTGTGGAGCACTATTTGATGCAGAGTTTGCGTATAAGGGATGTGCGCCAGGTGGCGTAAAGGGAGTTGGATTTACGCCAACACTTGCGTTTGGTACACCACCATTAGTGGTGTGCGCACAAAACATACCTAAGGCTCTTAATTCTTCAGCAGTAGTTTCTGCTGCAGGAATTGCATGTACAGATACTTTTTACTTAGCTCGAGTGTGTGGAGCATCACTAACAGA